TTTCGATCTCATTTTTCGACATGGCTTGTATTCCGGTTGTGAGCATTTCGTCTTTAATCCGGTTTATCTCGTCTCTCTCCGCTGTGGTTATGGCTCTATGTTCATTGCTTGCCGTTTGAATAATTTCGTTTATCCTTGTATTCCCTTCTTGGGTTTTTAATATTTGTTGGTCATAATATTGCCCTTGCTTGGCTAAGATTTCGGCTTCTCTTTCGGCTGTTAAGGCTCCGCTTTGATTGAAAAATTCTGTTTGTTTTGCTATGCCATCGGTCTTTTGTTTTTCCAGGGCACTAATGATCTGACTGGTCATAGTGTTATATGTCCCGGTCAAACTGGTTGCCATTTGTTCTGTGATTACTTTTGCTTGTCCGCTCCATAAATTTAATTGCATGGTCCCTTTGTCTGAAAGATTTATCAGACCTTGGACGCTTTTTTCTGTTGCTTCGCTTACTTTATTACCAAAATTATCTACTGGTGGGATCGCTGAAGAAAAAGCATTTTGCAATGTTTTTATAGCCCCGACAACAAAACCTATAGGACCCGCCATAAGCAAAAATTTTGAATTACCTATCTTATCCCAGTTTTGATAAAGAGCTACGCCAGCTGTAATGGCTAAACCTATGCCAGCAATCAAAAGCCCCCAAGGTCCCATTAAAGCCGTTATGAGTAATCGAATCTTTCCCAGGTGGGGTGCAATCTTTGCGATAACTGGCAAGAAATTTCCGACCGCTCCTACTACGCTTCCTATTATGACAAGCAAAGGACCAAAGCCAGCCACTAGGGCACCGATCGCCACCACTAAATTTTGTCCACCAGTCGAAAGATTTCCAAACCAGGTAGCAACGCTTTGTATTTTTTCTAATAATGGTGGCAAGATTCTTTCTACAAAGTTCATTAGCACTTGTCCCACTGGCTCCAGGGCTACTTGTGTTTGCCTAATTGCACTTTGCAATCTCACTCCAAAAGTTTCTTGAAAGGCTTTGCTGGCTCGTCCGGCTGACCCTTCTACATTGGTTAAGCCTTGATCTGCTTTTAAAAATGCATCAAAAGCCTGTTCTCCTAAATCTTCGTACTGGGTTCCGAAAAGAGCTACAGCAATTTTATTTCGTTCGGTTTCATTTCCGGTATTTTGCAAAGCTCCAACAACTTTTTGAAAAGCCAGTCTTCCGGTTTCTCCGCCAGTGTTAAAAGCGTTTGTCATTTCGGTTGCGTTCAATCCTAAAGCTTGAAAAGCTTCGGTGCTGGCTGTCGATCCGTCCTTACTTCTTAAAGTAAACTCCTTCATTGCGTCTCCAACTTTATCCAGCTGGAAGGCTCCGCTTTCGGCTCCACTCTTTAAAGTATTGAAAAATTGATCTCCAGAAAATCCCATTTCTGAAAAGTAGGTTCCATATTCGGAAATCGTATCTAGAAATTCACCGCTATAATCTAAGTTTTGCTGAAATCCGCTGGCTAGGTAGTCGGTCGCTTGGGTCGCTGACATTCCAAATTGTTCCATAAGAGTTTTTACGGCTCTTAAAGATTCCTGGGTGTCTGCCCATCCTCTACGCTCGAAAAGGTCCAGTCCTTTTGTTACATAGCTAAGGTCTGTCTGTCCTAGATTTCCTAGTGATTTGGTTACTCCGGCAACCTTTTCCGCTACTCCTTGGATATTCTCGCCAAATCCTTGTGCCCATAGATTTTTAGCCACTCCATTTAGCTTTTCGGCTTCTTGGGCACTGATCCCCAGCTCACTTTGTATAGTGGCTGAAGCTCCTTGCAAGTCGCTGGCTGATTTAATCGCTCCTACTCCAAGGGCTGTTAATGGCACTGTCACCCATTTGCTCATGCCCTCGCCTACGGATTTCATCTTATCCCCGTAATCGCTCATTTTTTCTTTAGCAGATTTTAATTTTGTTTCTAAATTTTTTAAATCACTTTGTACGGCATTGGCACCGTCTAAAGCAATTTTCCCAACTAATTTAAAAGCTTCGATCATGTTGTTTTGTCACGCCCCTTTTTGTGTAGCCTTACAATATTTTGGGCTTGTTCCAAAGCATCTTGTTTTTGTTCATGTAAATTAACTTTATTTGGTGGCGTTTTTTGCGTTTCGGGATCTGCTTTTGTCATGCCAATTGCTTGTAAATATTTATTGAAAGATAGATTATTACTACTTTTTCCATCAAACATGCCTTTTATGGTTTCGGTTATTTGCCAGGCTGAAAAACTGGCAAAAGTCATGCTGTTTTTAAAGTCCTCTTCAAAGCCTAAATTACTCATTTCCAAACAATAAAAAAGTCTCTCAAAAGAAAGACTTTCTATATAATCCAGGGTCCAGCTATATCGGCTGGCTATTCGATCTGTGATTTTTTGGATAGTTTCTTTGTTAAGTTTGTAACTCGTAGCAAAAAACCTTGTAGATCCTCCGTTTCTGCAATATGCTCGATCACTTCTAAAGCATAATCAAAAGGCTGTTTGTCAAATTCTTCAACGGTCATTTCTGCAATGCTGGCAAGTAATTCTTTCAAGTCTTTTTCTGCATACTCCATAGCCACTGAAAAAAATGTCATTCCAATACCCAGGCTTGAAACTTCTTCGCCCTCTTTTAATTTAAAAGCATCCTTTGCCTTAAAGCCGATCTTTCCGGCAATCGTTACGGTTTTCAATAGATCCGCTGTGTTTAGTTTTCTCATTATTTTAGTTCCTCCTTAAATTTTGTAAAAAAAAAGCCCCAAGAAAGGGGCAAATATTATACAGCTGGGGCACTTACATCTTTAGGGAAATCCAGGCTCCAAGGCTCTGTCTCTACATCGTCCGGATCATAATGTGCGGTGAAAGTGATCTCTAGCGATCCTTCTTCCCGATCCTCAAAAGCAAGTTCAAAGCCTTCATCTGCTAAAGCATTGAAAATAGTACAGATAATATTTTCAGCTGATCCGCTGACTTTTCCCACAATAGAAATGGAATCAATAAAGTCCAGGTCTGAAATATTTCTTACTCGTCTTATTTTGTCGTGGCTTGGCTCTATTGGTGGTGGTGCTATTGAAGGATCTATAAAGTCGGTTGCATCGGTCCCAGCAATGGCAAGCATGATATTTTCGCTTGTAAGCTCCAAAAGATTGGCTGTGATCCTAGCATTACTTTCGATCACCCTTCTAGCTCCTTTGGTTGCCCCTCGCACTCCGTCAATTTCGACCATTTTAATATCTTGTTCAATAACAAAAGTATTACCGCCCCTTGTGGCTCCTAAAATTCTTTCTCCTTCACCATCTAAATTAATGTAAATAGCTCCGGCATCAATTACAAACCGTTCCACCGTTTCCGCTGTTAAAGCATTGGTTTTTCTAGCCATTTATAACGCCTCCTGGGTGTCTGCTTAAAGTGTGATCGTTTTTATAGTCGGCTCTGAAAAATCGTGATATTCGTCTTCAGCAATTACTTTTATGGTTAAGGTGCTGAAGGTGGTTAAACCATATAAAACAATATTTATTAGATCTTTGCTGATCCAAGCTGTCCATTTATTATTAACATAAACATTTGCCCCTAAATAATCCGCTTCAAATTCCGGGGTTAGATCTATTCTTAAAGATCCGTTCCCTAAATTAACCAAAGAAAAGTCCAGGGCTTTTGGAGGCATTAACCAGGAAAGATCCTTTATTCTGTTATGGTCTATCTGATTGGTGCCATGTAAGCACCCATATTCACTGGCATCCTTTAAGACGGCATATTGCCACATGGTCCAAACATTCCATCCACCTAAATTATTTGGCTGTACATTGCCTCTTATGCCTTTGTACCACTGGTCATATTCAGCCAGCCATAAAGGCATCTCCGAAAGCTCCGCCAATTTCCACTGGGGCACTTGCATTTGGTAGGGATCTTCTAAAAAATAACGATTACTATAAAAGCCTAATCGTCTTTCTGTTTTGGCAAAAAAATAATCTCTGAATGCTTTTACCCATTCCACAAATTCGCTGGCTGTCATGCCACTAGCCATTGGATAGGCTGGTGTATTGGTATCTATGTCTTTGTATTCTTCCACATCTAGAAAAGGGGTTAAATAGGCTCTGTGATCTCCATAAGCCTCTAGCAAAGCTTCGGCAAATTGATCCGCTTGGGCTTGTGCTTGTCCGATTAGATCCCTTGACCGCTTCGGGGTCCCAAAATAATAAGCTCCGCTTAGAGTCCCTTTGCTCTTCGCTTTCTGTACGTTCCCAAGGAAATTAGTGTCAATGCTGTTATGATTGCTACCATAACACCGGAAATAGTTAAAGTTCGGGGATCTGTAGAAAAAAAGGTCTTCATTGTCCACCGTCTGATAACTGGATATGTCCAAACCTTCAAGATCTGTCGCTTCCTTCCTTTGCATCAAATTGCCTCCTATTCTAAATGCCTTATTAAAGCGTTTCGCCAGTGGTGCAAAGCGTACTCAATATTCCAGTGACTTATATTGTCCTCCGGCTCCACTATAAAGCCGTCACGATTGTAATAACTTCTTATATAAGCCCCATCGGTCGGGTCTGTAATCGTCTGATTTTCTAAAGCAAAATTGCATGCATCTTTTATTTGTTCGGCTAAAACGGTATTGCTTTCTGTGAAAACATCTATATTTAGTATGGTTTCATTTTTCCCCCAGCTTTCGCCCACGCCAAAAGAAAACGATAAGACCACATAAGGAAAAGTAGTGTAATTATCCGCCCATTCATCATAGACCGCCTTTTTGCTGGGATCTATTGAGCTATTAGCCAATAAGCTTCTAAGTGTCGGATCTTGCTCCAGGTGATTGTATATTGAACTAATCACGCTCATTATAATAAATCCTTAAATAGATTCTGCACTTCTTCTTTCGATTGTTGGAAAGCCACTTTTAAATGGGGTCTAGGTGCCATTTTTGCTGTCCCATATTCTAAATAATGACTATAAGGCAAGGGGCTTCCTACATAACCTTCCGCCTTGGACCCTTCGCCCTTAACCAAATATTTATAACTGGTCCTTAAATGTCCTAGTCTGCTTGCTGGTGGTTCCCCTACTTTAGAGGCTCTGTACATTCTTTTGGTTCCTGGCACTTTATAAAGTATCCCGGTCCTTTGACCGCTTAAAACGGTCCCTAGTTCTCTATGCACTCTCATGGACGCTTTGAGCATTCTTTTTTCAAATTCCTTTTCCATTTGTTTGCTTAGTTTGGAAATATCGTTTGTAAAATTAATGTCGATTCCATTACTCACCATTTATTTTTTCACCTACTGCCATAATGATATAAAAACCGTCACTCTCTAAAACTTCGTCAATTGCATATTTATTGCCTCTTGCATAAAGACTGGTTTCTTTTGTGATAAGGGCATTTGCTCTCATTCGGATTTTTACATTCGTGTTTAGATCCGCTTGCCTATATTGAATAATATTTCTTTCACTTACTTGGAGGATTTCACCCCAAAAAGTTCCTATATCCACTTCTTGCAAGGTCCATCCTCCCCGACCGTTTGAAAGTCTTTGGATCGTTTTTGCTGTGATCCGATCTTTCATTTTGCCGATCATGTGCCCACCAGCTTTTTATAAGGGGTCAATAACCTCATGCAATTTAATGGCATTTGAGTGGCTAGATCTCCCCTATTTTCATAAAGATAGGCAATAAACATAAGACAACAAACCTTAACATTAAAAGGGATTGGTATGTCTACCAAATCCCCCTCGTCTGTGATCTCTTCAAAATCATTTTGCATAAAGTTATAGGCTTCATAAATAGCAACCTCTTTTAGATTTTCTAAGATTGCATCGTCCAAAATATATTCCACCTTTAACCATGCTTTCACCTGGTCCAGCGTTAATTTTTCGGTGCTTGCTTCATCTAATAATCTTTCGATTAATGCCATTTTTTCACCTACTTAATACTGTGGTTCTTCGGGTGCTGTTGGTTCTTTTGCTTCTACTTCTGCTTGTGGTAGATCAAAATTTTGTTCTGCTCCAGCGTTTTGCCGATCTATTAGACCGTCTTTGTCATTGCGTGCAAATTGACTATCTAAAGTCGGATTAGCTAACATTTTTTGGTATTCAGCATAGACATTTGACGGCATGCTTTCTGCTCCGTTTGTTAGTCCGGCTTCTTCAAATACTTTTTTCTCTGCTTCGGCTGGATCTACATTTTGCGTATTAATAAAATATCTCGTTCTGTCTGCAAGTGCTGAAATATTATAAACCGCCATTATTCTTTTCTCCCTCTATCGTCCACCCGACCGCTTGTATATTGGTTAGCTCCTTTAGGGTTATGATTTCCCCCTCTAGCATCCTTTTGCTCCGGTGCTTCTGTCTCAACTTCTAGTTCTACGCCTTTCGGTACTTCCACTTCGATTTCTCTCGCAAATTCATTTTCTTGATTTGGTTTTTGATCGTTTTGTGGTCTTTTGTTT